GTTATATAGTAATTGAAAAAATAAATAGTGTAACAGGTTTATATGAAAATGAAGTTGTTTATTATGAAAGTGTAAGTATTGATGTAGGTACAAGTGTAGCAACTTTAAATAACTGTGTTCGTGGAACGGCTGCTCCTTTTAGAGGAACAACTTTTTCTAATACTACTGCAAGTTCTCATTTAGCAGGTGCTAAAGTTTTTGGAGCACGAGCTGCTTCTATAGATCCAGATACTGTTGTGACAGGTGCACAACCGCCTACTATAGACCAATATAATAGATTTACTGTTACCATGATTCAAAATTCAACGTCAACAGCAACAGGTGGCGGTTTACAGTGTACAGTTGGTCCACTAAATGATAGAAGTTAATTATGATAAATAAAATTTGGAATTGGATAAAAAAATCTATTACACCTCATAGACAAAAAGATGAACATCTTGAATTTTATGAAGATGTACCAGAATCAGATGTTCCTGTGCATGTAGAAGAAACGGCTAAACAAAAAAAAATACGTTTAAAGCATAAAGGAGATGTTAAATAATGGCTTATACTTTAGTGAACTTACAAGATGATATTAGAAACTACACTGAAGTTGATGATGGTGTTTTTACAACAGGTATTTTAAATACTATAATTAAAAATGCTGAGAATAAAATTTACAGAGAAGCAGACTCTGATGATAATAGACATTATGCAACGTCTGCATTAGTTAGTGGAAATAGATATGTAACTATACCAGGTGACCTAAGAGTAATTAGATATGCACAATTAACAGATGCCGCAGGTGATCAAACTTTTTTAGAAAAAAAAGATACTTCATTTATGGCAGAGTACTACAATACTCCTAATACAGCTTCTGGTATTCCTAAGTATTATGGTAATTGGGATGCTGAATTTTGGGTAGTAGCACCTACACCAAATGCTCAATTTTCAATAACTTTAGCTTATATTAAACAACCAGATAGCATTACAAGTACAACTTTACCCACAACAGCAAATCCAGCTTCTGTCACAGGAACTTATACTAGTAATAAATATCAAGATTTACTTTTATATGCCTGTCTGGTAGAAGCATATGGATACTTGAAAGGTCCCGTAGATATGTTACAATACTACGCACAAGCTTATCAAAAAGCAATGCAATCGTATGCGATAGAACAACAAGGTCGTAGACGCCGAGACGAATATCAAGATGGTGTTATTCGTACTCCTTTAAAATCACCGTCACCGTAAATTTAAGGAGAAAACAATATGGCAAATATAATACCGTTCGCATTTAGAGGAGAACTCTTTTCGGGAACACATAATTTCGCAAATGGAGGAGATGCTTTCAAAATAGCTTTGTATACATCTAATCCATACTCAACGTCTAGTACAGTTGTACTTACAACTAATGAAGTTAGTTCTTCTGGTAGTTCAAACTATGAGAGAAAAGCTTTAGGTTCACAAGCAGTAGCTAGTGGAACTGCTGTTGCTTCAGTTGACTTTGCAGATAGTACTTGGGCTAGTGCTACTTTCACAGCAGCGTTTGCAGCAATCTACAATGATGACAAGAGTGATAAATTATGTGTTGTGTTAGATTTTGGTGGAAACAAAACGGCTACTAATGGTACGTTTACAGTTTCTTATCCTAATCCAAGCACACCTGCTAATGCAATTATAAGCATGGCATAAGGAGAAAACTAAATGGCGTTTAAATTAAACGATAGGGTTAAAGAATCCAGTTCGACTACTGGGACAGGTACGTTTACACTTGGTGGTGCGGTAACAGGTTTTGAAACTTTTGCTGCAGGTATTGGTGGAAGTAATACGACATACTATTGTATTTTTGAAAACGGTACTAATAATTTTGAAGTTGGTTTTGGAACTTTAAACGGAGGAGCAAGTACACTTGCTAGAACTAATATTATTTCTAGTTCTAATAGTGATGCTGCTGTAAACTTTGCAGGTGCAACAGAAGTATTCTGCACAGTGCCTGGTGCAAAAATAAGTTTACCTACACCTGAAGAATATGGCTCTTCATCAGCGCCAAAAATAATTACAGTTAAAGTTGCTTCTAAAACAGCAGCTCATCCTTATTCAGGTCAAGGATCTTCTAGTGCATATTACTTTGATGGATTAGAATCACCAGCAATTACATTTTCAGGTGCAGATTCATCTTACAAATATTATTATAGATTTGATCAAGCAGATTCTACAAACAATGGTCACCCATTAAGATTTTATTTAGAAGCAGACAAATCTACAGCTTACACTACGGGTGTAACTACAAACGGAACTCCAGGAAACTCGGGAGCCTATACTCAAATAGCAGTTGATGCAAATACACCTAACATTGTTTATTATCAATGTTCAAGTCACTCATTAATGGGTAACTTTGCAAACACTATATCTAATTATGTTAATGGTGCTTTAAATGTAGGTACATTACTTAAAATGCCCGACAATACATCTGCTAAAATATTAGTTGCAGATGGTACAAGTTATCAAGAATCAGCAGTATCAGGTGATGCAACAATTGCATCCGGAGGAGCATTAACTTTAGCGAACTCAGGAGTTACAGCTGCTAGTTATACAAATTCATCAATTACAGTAGATGCAAAAGGAAGAGTAACTTCAGCTTCAAATGGAACCGCAGGTGCAACTGCTGGTTTTGCTGTTGCAATGGCAATTGCCTTATAGTATAAAGAAAAAGGAAAAAAATTATGGCACAAAACTTTAGAAATTATCTAACAAGAAACACAGGTACATCAGCAGTAGATGCTTTAGGCGGAGCTGCTAATAGTTATGACACTTTAATTAGTGTTAGAATGGCTAACGTAACTACATCAACTATAGCTGTTGATGTTTATCTTAGAAGATCATCAGCAAATTATTATTTAATCAAAAACGCGCCGATTGTCAGTGGCGGCTCACTAGAGCTTATTGACGGAGGAAGTAAAATTGTACTCGCTTCTGGAGACCAACTGTATGTTGAATCAGATACAGCTAGTTCTTTAGATACAGTAGTAGGTGCAGTTGACGCAATTAGTACATAGGGAGAATCATGTCGTATTTAGGAAACGCTCCAGCAAGAAGTTTTATAAGTTTTGAAAGACAAGTATTTACTATTGTCAATTCACAAACTGCGTATGCTTTATCTCATAGTGTTACCAACGAAAACGATATTCGACTTGTTGTAAATAACGTAGTCCAAGAGCCAGGATCCGGTAAAGCTTATACTGCAACAGGAACAGCTCTTACATTATCTGCAGCGTTAACAAATGGTACAGATGAAATGTACTGTGTATTTTTAGGTAGAGCAACTGCAACAAGCGCACCCGGTGCAGGATCTATAGGCACTGCACAATTAGCTGCGGACGCAGTTACAAGTGCTAAAATATCTTATCCTCTAACAACATTTAGTTCTACAGGTATTGATGATAATGCTGATGCAACAGCTATGACAATAACTGATGCTGAAAAAATTGGTATTGGAGAAACAGCACCTCTTGGTCAACTTCATGTTAAAACTGGTGATAGTGGAGGAAGTGTTAATGCTGATGCAAGTCAATTAGTGCTTGAAGGAAGTTCAAATGCTGGACTTACTATTTTAGGTGGAACTGGTAATGCTGGTCGTATTCATTTTGGAGATAGTGGAGATAATGATATTGGTTTTATAAATTATGCACATGATGATAATGCTTTACTTTTTGGCACAAACGCAGCTGCTCAATGGTCATTAGATAGCTCTGGTAATTTTTTACCAGCAGCAACAGATCATGGAATTTATTTAGGAACAACCTCTGCCGCAGCATCAAATCTTTTAAACGATTACGAAGAAGGAACTTTTACACCTACTTGGTCAGGTAATGCAGCAGTAAGTGTTGCTTCTGGTAACTATGGTTATTATACAAAAATTGGTAATGTAGTTACAGTTCATTTTGGAGCAGTTCTTAGTTCAAGCAGTAATAGTTATTACTCGATAACTAACGCACCTTTTCAAGGTAATATTCCAAGTGGTAATGCCATGGGTGCAGCTAGAGAATATGGTCACACTGGATATATGTATAGAACCAACATGGGAGATAATTCAACAACTATAACTGTACAATCGTATCAAAATAATGCAGTTGCAAATGCTTATTTAAATTGTTCATTAACTTATAGAGTAGATTAACAACACAACAATGGAGAAAACACATGGCAATAACTAAAGAGACACAGATTGGTAAAATCGAAGTGGTCGGAAAATACAAATGCGTTCAAGTAAGAACGGATATTGTAGTTATGGAAGATGGCGAAGAATTATCAAGAAAGTATCATAGACATGCTTTGATGCCAGACGCAGTTATAACTGGAGAACACACAGAAGTTCAAGCAGTATGTAACGCAGTTTGGACAGATGAAGTAAAAGCTGCTTATGAAACTTTTAAAGCTAGTCAAGAGATTTAAATATGGCACTAACAAAAATAAATAATAATACACTTTCAGCAATTACTGGATTACCTGCTGGTGTAGGTGGTAAGGTTTTGCAAGTTGTTACTGCTACAGATAGCACACAAAGAACAACAACATCAGGTTCATTTGTAACAGCATCAA